CCCACCAGCCCCAACTGTCACGGTGTAAGTCGCACCCACCACGAGGTCTGAGCTGATTGCGGTTTCAGCTGAAGCCCCTCCCCCAGAAGACTCGCCGGTAACCGATGAGCGATATCCACCCGCCCCGCCGCCTGAACCTTTTTGGGTGCCTCCACCCCCACCACCAGCGACGACAATATATTCGATATCGGCAAAGCGTGAACCGAAAGCGGCAGACATATTTGAGTAACGTGTCTGCTCGGTTAGCGTAGACGTAGACAGGGATTTGATAGCCATAAGCCAAACCCCCTAAACAGTAATCTCAGCACCGAAGATGTTGAATGTCAGAGCGTCGGCAGTGCCAGCTTGACAGGTCACCACATCGGTAGCCTCGAGAGTGATACCCAAGGTGAGGGTGGTCGAATCGTTCGCCGCAATCGGCACTTCCTTCGCAATGTAATGCTTGTCCGCCAGAGTCTCACCACCATCACGGATAGCAATATCAAAGACGGTAGCACTGCTTTCGAGGTTGGCAATGATTAGCGTGCTGATGACTGTTTCAGTTGAAGACGGAACAGTATAAACATCTGTCGCGCCCGTCGTCGTCAGGTTCGCCTGACCAAGAATCTTGTACGATTGTGCCATTTCCTTATGCTCCCATTAGTAAGAATTGGTCTGAGAAAGCTCCGCCAGCTCCCCCGCCAGCGTCCTGCCAAGCTGCCCCGTCATAATACTGAAACGAACCAGTGTCGAGAAGGTACGTGAACATTCCTTCACTGACCGAAATACCTAGTCCGGATGCTCGGGCCGCAGTACCAGCAAACACCATAATGGTCTGCTCCATCAAAAAGGTATTCACCTCAGTTGCTTCGAGCACCTCACCTGCGGTGAATGTCTTAAACCCAGCGCCAGCCATTCGTTCCCCTTAAAATCCCAAAGTGTACTCATTCAGTTTACCGAACTCAACGTCGTCTAACACGAGCGACGTGAAGCTGAGCGAACTGAATCGGAATATAACATCGTGCCTATCAAAGCTAACCTCGTGGTCAATAGCAGAACCAATATTGTTCGGCGTAAACTTAACGAGAACAACGTCGCCAATTTCTAACGTCATAACCGTACCAGTATCGGTACTGTTCAGCCCGTCAAGATTGACAATTATCCCTTCAAAACGATATTCAGGGTTACCATATTTAGCGACAGTGTAATCAGCAATATTTTGTACCACCGGGCCTGGTGCACAAAGAACATCAATTTCTTCCGATATCACTCCGTATGTAATTTGTGACAAAGTGTTGTCGGCAGTACCAGAAGATAGCGGAGCAGTAACAATAGCTCGGTTCACCATTAGCTCAGTACCGTAATCAACCCTTACACGGCTGTAACTAATTCCCGTGTCATCATCAGCAAAAGTAACTAACCCAACACTACGAGGCGTTGAGGAAGAACGAGAACGAAATATCAGGTCGCCTTGCTTGCCAATAAACAGTTGACCCTGTTCTGACGTTTCGACAAGTTGTAAGTATTCGAGAGCGTTCTCACCCTCGTAGGTTCCAATACAAAGTTGTGAATCGCCGGTATCAATCTGTCGCTTATCGCTAGGCCAATCGACAGTAAACATATCGAGTACGTCAGTGACTCGAGCTCCGGATAGTTCCGGGGTAGCTGTTCCGTCAGATAGAACATTTGTTCGAGCCAGCTTGGTTAGTTCGTCTGATGCAACGACCTCAGCATATGACACACCACCAGGGTCGTAAGTGAAATTCCAGTCGTCTACTACTCCGTAATATTGTGCTGTCCCGTTGTAGCTGAAGCGAATAGGCACTCGAGGAATCGGGTCAAGGCCAGTAGCGCCGAACGGGTCGAAATCCCGGTTCTGATTATTGAACTGAACCTGTAACGTACCTGCAGAATATCGGGCAAGGTCACGATTCTTACCACGGCTTGATGATACTTGCCGCACCTTATCGGTAACGTCGACAAATCCTAAACCGCCAAGTGGGAACTCTGTGTTGTCAAGAACACCAGCGATAGGGTCATCTAAAATAAACCCTCTTACCCGACCAATTTCAATTGTCGTTAACATTAAGCACTCGCGAAGACGGGTCCAGAATTGCGCTCATACCGTTTAATTGCTCGCACGATTTCCTCACCGACACGATTCCCGTCAGTTCCAATACCAGCATTAACCGTAATGTTGTAAGTCACGCCACTACCACGAATACCGTGGTTAGGGATAATTTCACCATCGTTGTTTGGCATAAACAATTCAGGGCCACGTTCACCAACCAGGTAAGGCATCCCTGACATTACTCGACCACCTGCAGCTCGAGTTTGCGGTGCGGGCAATAACGGTTGGCCTCCACCAAAAGGTAAAAGTGCGGCCCGCTCTCTCATCGTCATTTCTGAACGTGGTGTCAAACCCAACCGTTCACCAAACGCATCGATTGTTTCCTGCCGCAAATCTCGGTCAAGTAACAATGGTGTACGTCGGAGCATACCTGACCTCTGAGCTGCCCTTACAGCCGAATCCGAAATTCCCGAAACATCAACCTCCGGAAAATCGTAGACACGTTCTGGAACCTCAACCCGACCAAAGGCTCCCTCTGCTACCTCTGGAATGGCTAGAATCCCTAGTGCGATTGCCTGCATACCCGGCAGGAATTTCAGCGCACTAGCAATCTTTTTCGCTGCTCGGATTGCCGAATTGACCCCCTCCTCAAACGAGGCAATCATTTCGTTAATCATTTCAGCAACGGTCACCTGCAAACCATTACTGCCGTTCTTAATACCAGCCGCAAATATCTCGAACCCAGTGAGGAAGGGGAACAAGCCAGCATTTTCGAGGAAGGCCAAAGCATTAGGAAGGAACACTTCCAAAAACTCTGCAAATGTTTCTAACGCTGGTACAACAATTGTTTCGATTACATCAGCTAGTAACGGCAGGACTGCTTCATAGAACGGAATGAACGCCTCGATTAACCGTAGGGTTGGTTCGAGTAGAGCATCCATCAACAATAAAAAGATTGGCAAGATTGATTCGATAAGCGGAATAAACAGTTCGATAATCTTGGTCAAAATAGGTGCGAGCAGTTCGACCAAAGGAACGATAAACGCTTGAACAGCATCGAGCAGAAACTCAAATACGGGAATCAGTGCTTCGAGTAGGGCCATAAACACTGGCATAAGGGCGACGACCAGGTCGGTAATGATAGCCGTAAGCTGACCGAAAACAGGTAAGACTGGAAGCAGGCCCTCAATAATTGACGGAAGTAGTGCGGCGAGGTCAGCGAGTGGTTCCTCAAGGTAGGCAAATGTTTCCTCAAAGGCGGGAGCCAACAACTCAATAGTTGGCATAAGGTTGTCGAGCATTGTCGAGGCAATGTCAAGTAGCGTGTTACCGACAGGAAGCAGAGCAGCTTTGGCTGTTTCCATTGCGCGGTCAAACTTAAACGACACGGTGTTAGACGTCACCTCGAGTGCATCGTCAAGAACACCAACACCGTCAGTCATATTGGCAAAGATTTTGCGGGTACCATCGACGTTAGTACCCATCAAGTCCATCACACCTGTTAGTGCGCGGACGTTACCGAACACTTCAGCGGTAGCCTCAATGTTGCCATCAAAAGCGTCTGTAAGCGTTGTAAGGGTTGGAAGTAGTCCCTCAGTACCCATCTGCTCTCGCAGGCCCTCAGCAGACAACCCAAGCTCGCTCAGACGTGCCTCAGCCTCAGACGTTGGTTTGATTACCGCGTTGAGAATGCCTCGGAGCTGAGTCGAGGCTTGCGAAGCATCAGTACCAGTACGAGACATTGCGGCCATCGCCGCACCAACCTCGTCAAAGCCAACACCTAACGCCGAAGCAATAGGCAACACTTGACCCATTGCGCCAGCAAGTTCAGCAGGCTCGAGCTTACCCTCACGAACAGCCTCAGTAAGAACATCAACAGCCTGCGCACCATTTAATGTTTCAGAACCATAAGCATTAACAGCTGAGGTAGCAAGGTCAGCAATTGTCTTCGTGTCACCAAGACCAATAGCCGCACCCTTAAGCGAAGCCTCAAGAACATTGATTGCTTCCTCACCGCGGAGACCAGCCGACGTAATGAAGAACAATGCGTCTGCGGCCTCGTTCGCTGACTTACCAAACTGTGGCCCAAGTCGGGCTGCGGCCTCCTCAAGTGCCCCAAGCTCCTTAGAAGAAACACCTACCAAACCTTGAATCTTGGCAAAGCTGTCCTCAAACTCTGACGCCATCTTGGTAGCTGTAGTACCAATCTTCGCCACAGCAAGAACAGAAGCGGCCGCGATACCAGCAACAGCGCCACCAAACTTGGCAAACTTAGACTGAGCTGTGCCAAGGGCCTTAGTATTCGTAAGATACTTGACCGGAATCGTAATCTGAGAAACGTTACGAGCCACGACCCAACCTCACATTCAATCGGCTAGCGAGTCCATTCAATTCTTGCTCAACTTTGTCGTGAATCAAAGAACGATATTTGAGGAACGCGCGAAACACATAACGACCACCCTTGCCCTTGACAAGCGCATTACGTTTATCAAGCACCCGAATCATCCGTTTACCATCCTGGGTGAAACCAGAGCTTTGAGAACCAGCACGCTCAGTAATAGCAAACATTCGCTTATACCCACCGCGACCAGAAGCAGTAATCTGAGCTACTCGTTTACCCGGACCAGCAGATAACGTAAGCGATGGTTTGACAGCTGGATATGCCCAACGGTTCTGTTTCGACCCATATCCCATACCAGACATTGGCGGATTATTTACAGACGTTCTAGTCTCGCCCTGCATCCGAGAAGTAACCTGACCAAGAGAACCCTTAATGCCCTGTTTGATTTCCTTCTGGACTTGCTTATCAAGTGTTTTGAACTGGTCTTTGAACTGTTTAAAATCGGGGTAATCAATACGCTGTTCAATCATTGCCCGACTCCAATCAACTACACTATTCTACCGCCGAGCTTGACTACGTTTTGCGTGTCCCTCAATAACCTTCTGAAGGGTAAACAACATACGCGGAGACAACTCCATCAATTCCCGAGGGCTGATGTGTGTCTCATAAGCAAGGCTGGCAATCAACCAATGTGCGGACTGTTCGCCGAGCGGAACTATTTTTTTGGTTCATCCGCCTCAACAGAATCAACAGAATCAACCCATTTTTCAAAGTTGTCCTTTGTTTCACCAGTACGCTTTTCAGCGTGCCACGCTAAGAACAACAAGTGAGTAAAACGAACATCCTTTTGAAGCGAACCCATCGAAATATTGAATCGTTCCTCGAACGCAACAATATCCGAAGCCCTAGCAACAACAGGCTTAGCGTTACCGTCAACAAAAGTAATTAGTAGGTTAATTTGCATTTGTTAAGCTGCCGTTCCTCTAGTCACGTCACCATCAACCGGCCAGGTCACCGACATGGTGGCGAGGTCGCCGACACTCGATGCGAATGGCTGTGTTTGGGTCACCAGAGCGTTGAAGGTGTAAGACGGATTCGATGTGGAAACAGAGCCACCAGTTGGCTTGATGACCACTTCCACAGTGCCACCCAAGTTGTCGAACAGTGTCTCGTCTACAGAACCCGAACCGAAGTCCTGGTGGAAGTCCAGAGTCACCGAAGCATCCTTCAGCCCACCAATACGGGTACGGTAGCTGTTACCAAACGCTGTGGTCTCCTGCTCGTCTACAGTGATGTCTAAAGTCACTGCCGCAAGCGAGGTCGAAAAGTCCTCATCCGCGATGCGGATGTCATAGTCAGTAGCAACAAATTTCGCCACAATGTCTCCCTTAATTTGAGTATACGTCTACCGAAAACTCGGCTGCCAAGTACATTGACTCATCCAATGATATCGTACCGATGTTCCCCATTTCAACGACTCGGACATCAAATGCCGCACCATTGAGTTGTTTATCGGACTCGATAGCCAGTTTTACACTATCTTCACCATTAGAACAGTAGTTGTCTAAGCGAATCTGGGCCCAACGGTCAGAAGCTCTCGACGAAATCAAGGTCACCAAAAAACGGTAAATTGTTAACCCTTGCTTGAAGGCGTTGTCATATTCCACAGTTGTCAAGCTAATAACAGCCTGCGGAGGATTAACCTGGTCAGGTATTTCCTCAGACACACGCAGGTCCGAAATTGTGCTCAGGTTGGCCGCAAGACCATCCCTCATATCCTGAATAGACATTAGGCCATCCGAATCTGACGGAACGGAGCTACGAGCGCTTCCACGTCAGGGTCGAACCTAGATACACGCATTGCCCCAAGGTCACCAAACCCAGCTACACCTAACGGGGAATCGTAACGCTTAAACTGTCGCAGGGATAACAGAATCGTAGCTTGCTTAATCGCTGTAGGGATTGAGGCAAAACCGAACACACCAGTAACCCTTACCGTGGCTTCATAAGCATCGGGGTGTCGAGGCTCCCAGATGGGGAACAGGTAGGAACCGACAGCGCGGATACGAGTGAACGGTGTTTCAATTCCTCCAGTAAAAGCGTTGAGTGGTTCGAGTTGAAAGTCGCTCTCACTCCAAGTAACTTTGAAACCCTTACCGTCGGAGGATGTTTCGAGCTTCGTTACGCTCTGAAGGTCGTCTGTCTCAACAAGGAAGCTATCAGTTGGTAGGTATACGCGCACTGCAGTGCCTACGTCATAAAACACCCGTTCGCAGTAGCCGTCAATTTCGCGCGAGGCCGACTCGATAGCAATCTCAATCAGACTGTCGTCGATGTCGTCTTCGATGCGCAGTGCGGCCTTAACGTCGGTCAGTGTCGCATATCCATTAGTAATAGCCATTTTGCTCCCCGGTCTATTCTACCGGAGCCAGTCGTTTCGTCTACGACGAGTCAGCGACCATTCTCCAGAGCCGAAATTAAAATCGGCGTGCTTCTTCCGCATATAGTCTTGGTTGTCTTTGAAGGTGCGGCCATTCTTTTTTTGGAAGGCTAGGTTAGCTCTGAGGGTAGACGAGTTGTCATGTTCGACAGAGAGCGGCAGGGTCGTAACCTTATAACCAAATTTTTTTACACGGACAAGGTAATCGTTGTCCTCGAAATAGGCAGGGTAACAATTTTCGTCGAATTATTAGTCGTAGTTTTGCTCAAATTACGAAGAGCTTATGAAGGATGACTCGGCAGACTATGGTGATGAAGGACGTGGTAAGCAGCGATATGCTTCGGGGAGCCGCAAACAAACATAATGTCGTTACTACCAAAAAACCATCTATCGTGATGAGGCAACACTTTAATTCCCAAGTTCCACGAACCAGCCACGCCAAGATTGCCTGGCAGGGGAATGTAATGCACATTTTGAACAAGGTTAGGGAACCGCATTTCGGTTATTCCGTCACCGTTGTCAATTAGAACAAGGTGTGCAATTTTCATATCAACAGTGTCGAGCATCCGCTGAAGCAAGTCGTAACGGTTCAATACGGGAACAATTAGGTTTGGAATCAATTCAACCTCCCGGCGTGAGACTTAAACGTGTGCCCGTCCATATTCGGCGTGGTGAATGGCAATAGAGAAACCACGCGTACGTCATATCGTTTCTCTAATTCTTTCTTCACAATCCGATTCTGATGTTCAAAGTTCGGTGTTAGTTGCCTTGCCTGCCCGGTCACATGCCCCTCAATGTTCCATTTCCCATCAAGCGAACCACAGTCCGCTCCGACCATAAACAGACGCCGGGCACCCATATAGGCCGCGAAGTGCATTCCGGTGGTAATGCTCGAATGAGACG